CCTTGAGGTCCAGTAAAACCTGTATAACCTGTAGCACCTGTAGCACCTGTATTTGTAGAATACCCAGCAATACCTTGAGGTCCGGTGTAACCAGTAACACCTCCAGAGCCACTAATTTGTCTTAGTATAATTGTGAACGGATTTACTGAGGATACTTGAAAATATACATTAGATAGAGGTGATGTAAGAATAATACTACTGTTTTCAGAATTTAAATTTATAGTATTCCCATTAGTCTGAAGTGTAAATTGTAATATAGATCCAACTAAAGGGTTTTCAAAAAGATTTTGTAATTGACTATCTGGTGCTAATGTTAAAATTGGAGAACCTTCTGATGGTATATTAATTATATTTAATATAGGATTTGAAATTAAAGAATTTGCGGATATTATTTGTGTTTGGTTATAATCAATTGTTATAACAGTTAAAATTTGTGGTGATGGTGATATTATTGAATTCAGTTTATTCTGATTTTTTTTAGCATAATGTACGTTGTAATTTTGATTACCGTTGGTCAATGCGAAATTGAAACTCATTTATTTAGATATACTGTAAAATAAATGTTCGAAAATTTTAATAAATTCTGGGAAAAAAATGGTTTTGATATTCTACTTGGAATTTCTATTGGAATTATATTAATTAATTATTTTTGTAGACAAGGAAAAAAAGGAACTTGGGATCGTACATTTCAAGATCCATACAGAAATTACTATCAAGTTACAGAATCAAACTCTAAAGATAGTAAAGGTGAAACAGAATGTAGAAGAGTTCTTGAAAATATATTCAGAAAACCATTTCTTAAAAGTAGACCTGATTTTCTGAGAAATTCTGTTACCAGTAGTGGTACAAATGATATCAATCTAGAATTAGATTGTTATAATAAAGAGCTTAAAATAGCATGTGAATATAATGGAGCGCAACATTACAAATATATACCTTATTTTCATAAGAATAAAGACTCTTTCCAGAATCAAAAATACAGAGACTACATGAAACGAGACTTGTGTCAAAAAAATGGAATATTATTAATAGAGGTTCCTTATACAGTTAAAATACAGGATATTAAAAATTATATCTTCTTAGAACTTAAAAATGCTGGTTACGTTTAATAAATTACCCTTACTTCTTAATCTTTATAAAGATTAAGAATTAGATTAAGAATTAGATTATTTATTACGACGAGCCTTAGCCTTCGCAAAACGTGGCATTTCTTCTATCTTTTTAGACACTGGTTTTGTAGGAATATTCCCAGTCTTCTTTTTCTTACTTTTTTGCTCTGGCTCACTTTCTTCACTAGTAGCACTTTCACTTTCACTTTCACTTTCCGTTTCTGTTTCACTTTCATCTGATTCGTTATTTTCTCGCAAATCTTCTGGATCAATATCTTCTTGGTCAATATAATCTTCGATTCGTCCATATCCTAGGATTTTAAAGATATTTTTTAATTTACGATCGTTACTATGCTTTTCTTTAAAACCTAAATCAATCTTCTTTAACACACCATCAAACTTTCTGTGAAAAGAATAATGATTTAAATCAACCTTTGACATCTCTTTTGCTGTTAATTCAGATACAAGATAATCAGTCTCGAGATCAAAAGTACTCATATCATCTAGAATATAAAACTCTACAGATTCAAATTGTTTAGACAGATGTGCTATTGCTTCTTCATTACCTTGATATTTAATAAAATTAATCCAAGTCTCATTCTCAGCACCATTAGTTTCTTGAAGAATCACATACTTAATTTCTGAATTACGATAATCTCTCTTTGTCTCAGTAGAAGCAACTGGAGTAGTTACTACAGGGGTTGTCACAGGGGTTGTCACAGGGGTTGTCACAGGGGTTGTCACAGGGGCGTTAGCATTTTTCTGTTCAGACATTTTATCTGTTTTTATCTTATGTTTAAATTAGTTTAATTTAGGTTCAATTGTTATTTCTGAAATTGCCTCAATATCATATTTTCTTAATTTAGATATAAAATCTATATCAGTGGACATTAATTTTACCCTTCCACTATGTATTGCAGCAGAATTTGCGTCTCTTAAAAAATCTACCAAAAACTGCTCTATATAATACTGTAAAACTATAAATACATCTTTTGATATTTTCATGTTATCATTATATTTTGATACTATACCTCTTATAAAACGCTCGAAAGGACATTTAGCAAATGTTAAGCAGTTACTCGTCTTCTGAAATTTTTTAATCTCTCTTAAACATATAGTACCCGGTCTAAATCTATGATTCTTTTTAAGTTCTGTCTGCTCTTGTTTCACAACTACTTTTTTCTTTCTTGGCTTTTTATTTAACAAAGATTCATGTATTTGTGGTACAACTCCCCCACCAATAAAACTAATTTTACAAATATCAAATACACTAGATAATTCTTTATTTGTCCGGACAGCCATCTCTAAGTCTCTAATTGTTATTCTGACATGACTATTCTCTTTCGCAATTTTTGTAGCATATATCAACAAATGAGTTGTTATGAATTCTAAAACAGAAGCAAAATATACTGGTGAAGACTTTGTTATCATTATCTTTGAGAAATCAAAATTTCTCAAGAATTTTTCACATACAGATGGTGGAAATAATATTCCAGCCTTGTCTTGTCTTGAACTATGTTTATCTATAATTGTTGTAAATTGATTTACTGCTCTTTCAGCATGTCGAATAACTGATTCAGAAAAAGTTTCGGACAGTGTTAATTTTACAGCATTACTAATTTGTTTTATTGACATTGTCTTTTTCTTAGAAATAAAAACTAGTTCTCTAGATTTTAACGCTAAATATTTAGAAATTAAACATAATGCACTATTTAACTGTTGTTTCGCATTTATTGTAATCCCATTATCTTCAGTTATACTTTTTAACACTTTTGAAATATAAGTCTCAAAATATCTATTTTTCTTCTTTTTAACAGAAATTGTATTAACTTTCTTATCATAATCACGTTCTTGATTATAATCTTCTTCTTGTGATATTGTATCTTGCTTAAATTGTTCTTCCATAACCTTTAATGACCGTTAGACAAACTTTAAATCTTATATGTTTACGAATTTTTCATGGTTAAGTTCTATTTAAAAATATAATGTACATCTGTAAATCATGGAAATTACAAGACCTAGCATCGTACGCCTTGCTCGCCGTGCCGGTATTAAAAGTATTAGTGAGGAATGCTTCAATAATATTAGGGCTTTAATTACATTTCAAATTACTAATATTATTAAAAAATCATTAATCATTAATTCTGAACATCAAACAAAAACTCTAATGACCGAAGACATATACGAAGCCCTTTCTTTAAACGGCGAAAATCTAACACAAAGTAACGATCTTGGTACAAATACTATTTCAAAATAAAATATGTATGACAATCATACATATTATTATATGTCCGCGAAAAATTCTCGGTTAAGTTCTTACTTCTTAAGGGAAAGCGGTAAGTGTAACATCTGTACAATTTGACGCTAACCCAGAATTGACTTGGTTTGTCATAACTGGAGCACCACCAACTGGAGAATTTCCGCCAGTAACCTGTCCAATCAACTTCACCATATCTGGATCCAAAGCACGAACACCAGCCATCGCTGCAAGAGCACCTCTATTAACATCAGACGCGATAACTGGAAACACGTCAAAGTTTCCATACGTTGCTGGTGTAACTGGTATATCTCCTCGAATCATATCTCCAAGACCCCATAGTCTACTCTTCTTAGTAGTAAACATATATCTATCCTGAGTTAAATATTGTACTGGGTGACCAGAATCATCTGTTAACGTAATAGTTCCAGTTGGAACTGCTGCATTGTCAACTCCATTAGGATCTCCTACATTAGACACAACAACACCAGGAAGACTTTCATACATCTGATTCTTATTTCCATTAGTATATCCAGGTGGTACCTCATATTCTTCATCTATTCCTCCTTTACATCCATATCCTCCCTTTCCACAACTCGGGGGATTTGAACGATGCTGGCTATTATCAGCAGAAAAGTTCTCCCTTGTAGGTCGTCTGTATCCTTCCTGTGACACTGGTCCACTTCGATCGGCATCTAGAGGGTCGCATGGAGACCCTAAATATTGCTGATCTGGGCGGTTATAATTAATATAAGCACCATAACCATTATTATCAAATCGAGGCGAAAGATTTGCCTGAAAATTTGGGGGTGCTTGGAAAAATTCACCAGCACCCATCATTGGATTTACCTCCCTTCCAGAAGATTGAACCTGCTGAGGAGTATAAGAACCACCGCTAGGAAGATTTGTAACTTGTTGACCCCAAGGGTTTACATATGGAGATGGTCCAGCATATCCATTATTAGAATTCTTACTAAATCTTTCTTTATACTGAGGACTTCTGTAATTTTCAGGATTACCCATTTTTCCCAATTGTTCATCTATATCAGTTCCTGCTCCAATACTTGCTCCACATGCTAAACTATCAATAACAGTGTCTGTACCTGCAGAAAACACTCTTCCAGATTTAGGATCTTGAAGAACTTTTCTAACTGTAACAGACCTAGATCCATCCATTCCATTCCAACCTTCTATTATAGAAGGCTTGAAATCAAAGTTACATAATGCAAAAATAGATAGTAATATTCCAACTAATGTGATTAAAAATTTCTTTGACATAATTATTTATTATATGAAGAAGAAATATTTTTTATAAGTTTTAAAAAAATATTTAAGTTTTAATTCCTATTTATTATGTATTCATAATTCCGAAAACTTATGTAACATTAAGAACTTAGGTAACACCTCCTACACACTGGTGAATACATTTCTTCCCCTCCTATCAATATACTACTACTATTCTCCACTAACCTCTTCGAAAATATACCAAATCCAGCATCCCCTTTCTTTTTACAAGAGATACAAAACGCTTTCAACTTAGTTACACTATCACAATAAGATAACAATTCACTTATCTGTCCAAAATTCTCCCTCTTGTAATCTCCATCTAACCCATATACTAACACCATTTTGCCACATGTGTCAACCCACTCTAACACATTCACTTTTAAATCATCAAAAAACTGAGACTCATCTATTCCTATCACGTCATATTTGCTTATATCATATCCTGTCAACCTATCTAATTTTACTCCATCAAATGGAACCTCTTTAATACTTAAATTATATGTAGAAAAAAACTCTGTTGACCTAGTATCTAATACACTATTTATATACAATACTTTTTTACCGATTGAATGATGTGTCATAAGTCTCAGTATCAGATCAGTTGTCTTTCCAGACTGAACTGGTCCAATTATAATTTGTAATAATCCTAAACTCATCTGTTTAATTAATATACTTCTATCGCTTTAATTTTCATTTTTATTACTTAAAAAACTACACCTACTTTATAAACTAAATGTGCGGAATTCTCGCTATTTTATCAAAATATACTCCTAAAGACTTAAAACAAATCCTCTTATCATCTAAATACCTATCAAAACGAGGACCAGACCTTTCTTCCACTATCATCCGATCTAGTGGTATATACATTTTTCACAGACTATCTATCAACGACCTCTCTAACAACGGAATGCAACCTTTCATTTCTAATGGAATTATCTGTATGTGTAACGGTGAAATTTACAACCACGAAGAACTGAGAAAAGAATTTAATCTAGAATGTCAATCTAAGAGTGACTGCGAAGTCATTCTTCATCTCTATAAAAAAATAGGATTTGTAGAAACCGTTAAACGTCTCTATGGTGTATTCGCTATTATCCTAGTAGATGGTGAAAATACATACATCACTAGAGACAGAATCGGTGTTAGACCTCTATACAAGGGCTTCACAACTGAAAACTACCCAGCATTCTCTTCCTTACCTAACTGCCTTGTTGATTACTGCTCAAATGTACAACCATTCAATCCAGGACACATTTCTGTATATAATAAAACAAAAGGTGATATTACTTTACTCTATCACGATCAAGTCACTATTCCTAACACAAGAATTTCTGAACAATCTATTCTAGGTATTATGAAAAATACTCTCATCGATGCCGTCAAAACTCGCTTAATATCTGACAGACCAATTGCTTGTCTCTTATCTGGAGGTCTCGACAGCAGTCTTGTCACATCAATCCTAGTCTCACTACGCGGTCGTGGAAACGTCAGAACATACTCTATTGGAATGGAAGGCTCTACCGACCTATTTTACGCTAAAAAAGTCGCTGATTTCCTAGGTACTATTCATACAGAGGTTAAATTCACACCTGAAGAGGGTTTCGCTGTTATTCCTGAAGTTATACAGGCTTTAGGCTCCTACGATATCACTACAATTAGAGCCAGTGTTGGAATGTACTTAGTCTCTAAATATATTAAGGAAAACTCAACCGATAAAGTTATTTTTTCAGGAGAAGGTTCTGATGAAATTCTACAAGGTTATTTATACTTTCATAACGCTCCTACACCTACTGATGGTGAAAATGAAAGTCTCAGACTAGTCAATGAACTTCATATATACGACGTCTTAAGAGCAGATAGATGTATATCTTCTAACGGACTTGAGCCAAGAGTCCCCTTCCTAGACAGGAAATTTGTTGACCTCTGTATGTCGCTTCCTATCAATCAAAAATGTCCAATTAACGGTATTGAAAAATATATCTTACGTAAAGCATTCGATTACGACTACGAAGAACCGGAAGTCTACCGAGAAGGTGTTGAAAGGAGAATATGCTATCTTCCTAAAGAAGTCTTATGGCGTCGCAAAGAAGGATTCTCGGATGGAACTAGTAGCATTGAAAA